TGACGATCTTGTCCAGACGTGACACTGAGGAAGACGAAGACTTTGATGATTATGATGATCCATTCGAAGAGGATCACGATAACTACTAATTTTAAATTATAATTTTATGCCGGTCTGATTTCATTCAGACCGGTTTTTTTCACGCTTCTTTTTTTCCGGCATATACTTTTAGTAACATCTTTAAAAACTATGGAGTGCTTATGAAAAAAAGAATTCTCACATTTCTTCTTGCCGCATCCATGATCCTGCTTACGGGATGCCACTCTTCAAACAACAGTACCCCGACCGGCGGCAATCCGGATTCTTCCAAAGAGGAATTGACAAAACTCACCTTAAATGAAGTTGCACACTCAATTTTCTATGCCCCTATGTATGTTGCCATTGAAAAAGATTATTTCCGGCAAGAGGGCATTGAACTGGAACTCGTCACAGGATTTGGGGCAGTATAATTAGTACAAAATAAATGATACAATATTCAGGACGGCAGATCCATCCGTCCAACACTCATATACGCCGCCCGTAAAAAGGTGTGCATCATTTCGGTTGTCAGGATCATCCCTTCTGGCAGCCGGAATTTAAAAGTATTACCGGGTATCTCCAAAAACTCTTGATATAGTAAAAACGTATCGTAAGATTCGTAGATCTGATATTCCATGATTATTCCCCCTCGCATTGACTATATATTATTATAGCACAGAGGGGTTTGAATTGAATTTATTAAAAATACATTTTGATGGAAAATAATATTATTCCCCTCAGAGAGCTAATCTCCGAGGGGGTTTTTATTAAATAGATTTAACCGGTTCACGATACAATGGGTTCATCAGTCTCACATGCCATGGTGCATTTTTGCCCCAACTGTAGCATGGCATATCATGCCCAAAGTTATCCTTATAGACCTGCTGAATGATTTTTAACTCGTCAGGGTGTGCTAAAGCTGTAACCACTCCATCATGCATCCAATAAACACATCCTTTTCCCTCTACTGTAAACATACACTGCATATCCTCTACTCCTTCCTGATCTGTCGTTGTGCTTTGGTTTCCGTTCATAAGCTCCTTGATACGGTTAATAAAATAGGCTTTTGTCTGCGCTGCACCGCCGTGAATCTCCACTGATCTGTGCGGACAAGCGGTTGCAAACACTTCCTGATGCAATCGGATTGTGTTTTCATTAGGCGTGATTCCATATTGCTTACACTTTTGAGCGCACCACTGTAAAGCGCGCTCCTCATTTGCTTTAAATGTGTTCAAATCTCCCATACTCTGACAAACTTCGATGCTCAGGTAATTTATATTGCCGTCTGTATTTCCGCAATGCCAAGCACAGTTTGCGTCATCCTCTACCTGCCTAACACCATCGCTACCGCAATATGCGTGAGCGAACCCTTTTTCTTTGTTCTGACTACCATTTGCTAAAGAATTAGCCCAATAAGCTGCATTCAGAGAATTGCCACCTGCATCATTGTGGATAAAAATACCGACAGGATTCTTCCCTCTCCTGCCGGCAATTCCTCTACAGATACTCATTACTCCTGTTCCTCCTGTTCTTCTGTCTCAAATACCTTTTCCAGTTCCTCTGCGGATACTCTGCCAAATTCGTTCTGTTCGCTCATGTTCTCACCTCCTTGCATAATAAAAGAGAGCCTGTTTCCAAGCTCTCCAGAATCTATTTATATGTAAGCGCCCGATCTGAATCTCCTGTTCCCGGTGTTGTTGGGTCTACCACTACACCAAGGATTGCCAGTACTGCAAAGAGCGCATTGATTACGGTCAGCAGCTTATCCCCAAGGTCTCCGAGATCGATCGCAAATCCAAACACTGCCGCAATAGCCTGTACCAACAGCAAGAGTGCCGGGATCAGTGCTACCCAGAATGCCTTGTTTTTAATTCTTACAATCCAATTGATTTTTTTCATGGTTCTACCTCCTTTAAAAAAGCATTGCTGCTACTGCACCGATAATAGCTCCGATGAGAGCGGTAACAACCCCATCCCATCTCTTAGCTGGTGTCTGCTCCAGATGCGTCACTTTTGCAGTTAACTGCACCAGTGTCTGGTTCATAAAGCCGACCTCTTTGGTGAGCCCCACCATTTCCTGTGCTAATTGATGTACCACGCTCACAACGTCCTCTGCTTCTTTCATTCGATGCTTTAATGAGCCGATTTCTTTTCCGTGCTCTGCAAGTTTCACTTCTACTTCATTTTCTGTCATGTTTTCCCTCCGGTTTTTTAAGTATAAAAATAAGACCATCACGGTCTTGCTCTAATCTCCATATTCGCTCCTTTAATCAATCATCTGTAATCCACGTGAACATTGCGTGACGTTCTGTCCATCTGGCATTCTCCACATAAATCTTGATCCCCCCATCTTTTCCTATACCGTATCTTCCCGTTCCAAATATGTTAGGTCCTGAAACTTCACTATAGGGAGCAAAGAAATCCATAACCGGTCGATATCCTACTGGAATTTTCACTTCGTTGAATGGCCCGTATTCGCCACTTCCCGGAAATTGTGCAATCATTGTGATCTTGCATGTTACCATACATCCTCTTCTTTTTAGTTCTATACGGATGTTATTAGCGGAGTTTGCACTTGTATATGGACCTTTCACGGTGCCGGAATCGTAATTGCGATACGCATATATGCTTATACGTGGGGATACAGAATTTCTTGCATATATCATTTCATCCTCAAACTGGATTGTCGTTGCTTTTCTTGTATTTTCATTTGTAAACATGATGTTTTGCAAGTTCACGTTCATAGTAGCTCGATCTGTTGTCGGAGCCTTACCAGAGAAAGCCAAATACGCATTACTCAATGACGCAACATTTTCCACTGCTCCTTGCACGATTTTCTTGCTAATAATCTTTCCGGATGTAACATCGATAAGCATTGTTCCATTCTTATCCTTAATAAGTCCGGCAGTCACAGTTCCGAGATTTGCGGCAATCGCACTTAGCGTCTCTACATTCAGATTTTCTACAGAAATGTAATAGATCACCCATTTACTTCCATCCCATCTTTTAATCGGCTCTCCACTTGCTGTCTGCCAGAGCTGTCCAACTTTTGGATTTTCCGGAGCTGTTGAAGACACGATAATGCCGGAATCCCCGTCTGCTCCATTTTGTCCGTGCACTCCGATAATCACGGGAGTTGTCTTGGTGGATGATCCGTCTGTGTAGGCATAGACTTCGTAGCTCCACAAATATTTTTTTACGTCCGTCATGTCCTGCTTTGTAGTGCTCCACCCAGAAGAGGATGTTGTGATTCCGGTACTCTTTTCGGATGCAAGGTAGTACTTTGTAATAGATTTAATTCCAACACCGTCTTGGCCATCATCCCCTTTGTACTTCGACCACTGATAATCTGCGGGATTACTACTTTCTGTCGGTACTTCCTTGTTGTAGGCGAATCCGATGTAATATTTTCCATTCGGGCTGTCAGACATCCCGTTTCCGCTGGCATCATCCGCATATCTCACCCACGTATAGTAAGTTTTCCCGTCATCTCCGGGCTTCCCTGGTACTCCCTCTCCGGTGATTCTTGCCCACTGGTAATCTTCCGGATTATTGGACATTACCGGAGTCTCCTTATTGTAGGCGATTCCCAAGTATTCTTTTCCGTCCGGACTACTGGACATTCCATTTCCATATTCGTCATCAGCAAATTTAAACCATGTGTAATAAGTTGTTCCGTCCTGACCATCCTCTCCGTCCATTACATCCGTGATCGTGACCTCGTAATACCCACGTTTTATCCCATTTTCCATAGCCTCAAACGAGTACACCGCCTTTGTATCCACGTCCGTAGCATTTACCGTAACGCTCTTACCAACATAAAACTCATGCCCATCCTTGCTCCATCGGAATTGTAGCTTGTCTGCCACATCCACGCCGTTATCGTAAGCGTAAGCGGTCAGAGTAGTGCTACCGGTGCCATTTTTAAAGATAACGCCGTTGTTTGTTGAGATAGAGCAAGTATAAACCTTATTTTTATTAATAAGGTCTTGCATCCTCTGTAATAAGCTGTCCGAAATTTCCGATGTCAGCTCTTTGTAGTTTGTAAATACCGTCTTTGCAGTTTTTGGATTGGTAAGACTCCTGATCTGTTCTGATACTCTTGCCTGTAGATAAAGGACTGGTGTCCACTCCTGATCCTGCATCCTTACCGTATCCCCGATGTTGGTGTCAAAATATCCGTCCACCTCGTAGGTTACTACTGGCTCGGATGCGGTCTTGAGGTCAGATAATGCCATGCTGTACAGCTTGTCCTTGCTGTCTGTATCGTACTCTTTACGCATCAGGATATAAGCATCAGCCTTATTTACGATGTTGGATGGGAACCGGTCCCTTGCCTGTGGTGCGCGGATGATCGCACCGTCTGTAAAGTACTCGATATTGCCGTTTTCATCGTATTCTTTCTTGTCAAGACCATTGATTGTCAGACCGTCCTTTCCGGTCGGCTGGATGCAGGTGTAAAGCTTCTCGGCATCTGTGGTTTTTCGAATTCCGGTAATTCCTTTCCCGTACCGCAGTACAATGTCATTCCGGTATTCTCCGACTCCGCTGTCTGTATCGGAGTGTTTCCGATATACATTTAGGACAATCTCTTTTAAAGAGTAGTCTCTGTTCAGTACTGTCTCAAATTCGATCTCCGCAGAAAAGACATTAGCCAGGGAGAATAATCTCTTTAATACGGACGTTGTACCTGTCCATTCGTTGGTGATCCGCTTATCTGACACCTCGTTGAGACCCAATTTAAGCGTTCTCTCAGCATCAAAGACGGCGAGGTACTCTTCAAAACTCATGGCTTTTCCAGCTTTGTATTCTCCAGCATCCTCGTTAATAAGCTCAAACGACAGCGACCATGCCGTGGCAGTAATCGTCTGCTCTGTTTGGTCTGTATTTACAATGTTTAAGTAGTATGATTTCCCCTTGTAAGTAAATGCCACCTTATTCCCAGCTTTGACATGCTGTGCGTCTGGATGCTTTGCATTTACCGTAAAAGTGTAAGCATTCGCCGTACCCTGTAAGTATTCGTGTAGCTCATCATTCCAGTAGTGCATGGACTTTTTATGCCCGTTGTCCATGTACGCTACTGGCGTGTTATTTGTGCTTAGAATCGCAATTCTGATGTTATCCATTACAAATATACCTCCCGTATTTTCGCTTTAATATGCGGCGGTGGAGATGAAAAGGAAGAATAGCAGAACTGGACTTCCGTTGTTCCAGGTGGAACTTGAAAATAATCCGTCCCCGTAATCTCATCTCCTTTTGCCGGCATCCCGTTAACATAGACCTTTGTACTCTCTCCGTCTATAGTCACCACGTCACCGGCACGATACCGGTTCGGCACATCTCTGTATTTTTCCACGTTATCCTTGCGGAACCAGATACTTTTTAAATAATTGTGCGTAACCAGCTGATTTCCAAGATCTCTGCTTCCCCACTGCCCGATCCAGACCTGTATCTTCTCACACGCCATGTCTTTAATCTCCGGGATAGTAAAGTAATAATATTGTCCGTACCAAAAGATCCGTAGCCTGTCACCCTCTTTTAAAAAATCATTATGGCCGCCACCCATCTTTAAATTAAACGGGTTTCCCTCATAAGCTGTCGGCTGGAAATCCAGTGTCTTGATCTTCTTGTTTTGTGGTGCGAACCAGTCCACATGCGCCGTATTACCAACCGTATCACTCTTGTTAATAGACATAGAGCAGATCACTTCATTTTTCCCTGTAAGAAACGCAATAGTCTGTGCTCCCGTCTGCCCCATTAATCCGGTTTCAAACCAGTGCTGGGTGTAGCAGTAAAAGTTCTTTGCCCCACGTCTGCCCTCGCTGTCCACCGGGATAGTAAGTGTTTTCATTCCACCGTTCCAGAATCCGGATGTTGCCTGTCCACCTTTTAATGCCATGACGTTATATCCGGCAACATTCTTGACTTCGAGCGTTCCCTGTGTGGTGTTTTCTGGGTTCTGATAAGAGGTACCGTGATCGTCTTGAAACAGACTGTAACCGTTAAACAGTTCTTCGGACGCTTCGTAGTTCTCTCCGTCCGCTTCTTCTTGTTTCCCAAGCTGAATTACTCCATACTGGCTGACCAATCCAATAAAGCCGTTCTCGTGCTTGTGGGTAATCTCATAGTCCACATCCGTCCACTCGGTACCGTTGTTTTGGATGGTAATTGTCTGGTATCCATCTTCTTGCACTCCGTCAAATGCAAATTCTGTAGTGGAGTATGCTACCCCGTCCGGGATGAGCCATGTGATCGTGCCTTTCCCAAACATTGCAACCTGTGTTATATCAAAATTACCGTCAGGGACAGCATAAAAATAGCGATCCGGATAATTCCCAAACACAAGCCTTTTCGGCTCTGTGACGTTTAGGATCTTCTGAATCGCATCATAACTTTCTAAAATATCGCCTTTAATTTCAAATGGCATTTCAAGTGTCTTTGATTTATATGTTATATAGCCAAAATCCTCTCCTTTTGCACTTTCTGCTCCGTCAAGAAGTTCTGTCTCTCTATTTACTCCGCTAAACGGAGAAAACCCGGACAATACACTCAAGTATCGCCCGAGTTCCTGATCGTTGAATTTTACAGATAAACTCAATCTCTATCCCCTCCTAACATCTTCCGAAAACTCGAATTCTTTTCTATTTGTTTTTCCATTGGCGTTGCAAGTACTCTGGATGTCTCTACGGAATCTATTTTATTGATAATTTCAAGCGGCCGGTTTGCGAGTCTGGATAATCGATCCACCGCGTAGATCAGCTCACTATTATCTGTCGTTCTGACCGCTGATCTGGAAGCGACATATCCACTTGCTGTCGGGCTTGCAGACGTTGTAACACCAAGAGCAGCTCCCTGTATCCGGGACACCATCTTGTTTGCCTGTTTTTCCATGTCTTTGTATGGGATATTATCCTCGAATCCAACCCCTATACCGAGAGCCATGTTTTTCCCGACCTGATCCCTAAATACACGGGATGGGGAATGGATCCCAAGTTTGCTTTTAACCCAATTCAAGGCATCTGTAGCAGCGCTCACAGCGGCATCTACTAGCTGTCCGGCTGCAGAAGCGACACCGGATGCAATTCCCTTTATGATGTTAACTCCAACGCTGATCCAATCTACACTCAAAAAAGCGTCTTTTATCGCAGAGATGATCTGCGGTATTTTCCCAACCAAGTTTGGTATTGCTCTAATCAAACCAGAAGCTAACTCTCCGATAATTTTAATACCAGTGGATAAAATCTGCGGAAGATTACTTGCGATGCTTGCTACAAAACGTGCTATCGCCTGAGCTGCAGCTGCTACGATAGCCGGCAGATTGTTTATGATTCCATCCACAAGGCGTAAAATCATCTGGACACCGGATTGTAACACGGATGGAAGCGCTGATAAGAGTCCACTTACATAATTTGTAATAGCTGCGGAACCCTGGGTAACCAACTGCGGCAAATTCTGCATGATTCCAAGAGCTAACTGCGTTACAATCTCAAACCCTTTCATAATCAATTCTGGAAGCCCTGTTGCAATTCCAAGCCAAAACTGGTTCAGAAGCTCCATTCCGGTAGAAATAAGCAATGGAGCATTTTCCATTATTCCGGTAAACAATCCATTTACAATGTTTCCGGCAGCCTGAATCATACCGGAAACGCCATTTTCCTCAAATCCTTGCGTAAGCTGCTCAATCGCACTGATCGCCGCTGGTAATAACGATTCCGTCAGTCCATCAGATATAGGCTTAACAATTTCACCTAAAAGCTGTTGTGCGTTGTCCTTTAATGTGGAGATCAGACCGCTAAACGTCTGACTCTGCTTTTCCATGCTCTGGAAATACTTTCCACCCTCAGATGTTGCTCTCTGCATGGAGGCGGTAATCTCATCCACAGAGATTGTCCCTTTGCTGATCCTGTCATACAAGGATGCCATTGACTCCCCTGTACTCTCAGAAATCTCCTGCAATGGGTTAAATCCAGCTTCAATCATCTGCTTGACATCTTCCAGAGACACTTTTCCGGCGGATGACATCTGTCCGTAAGCAGTGGCAATTCTGGACATCTTATCAGCTGAGCCTTGCGAGATATCACCAAGCATCATCATTTTGTCCATGGCTTCGTCTGCACTAAAACCATAATTCATCAACAGCTGTGTAGTATCTGCTAAATCCTGAAGTTCAAACGGCGTTTCCGCTCCTACTTTCTTCAATTTGTCGATTACTTCCGCTGCTTTTTCCGCGGATCCAGTCATAACCTCAAATGATGTCTGGTAAGACTCTATGGATGCATTGTATTTTACTCCGGCTACAACACCAGCTCCAAGCGCAGCCGTCACAGCACCAACCGCAGCAACTGCCACTCCTGCACCTTTCTTGGCTATTCCACCAAGTTTGGAAATTCCGGAATTAAATCCAGATTCATTTATTTCCGTGTCAAATTTTAATGAGCCATCATAACCCATACTATCCCTCCTATTCTTGGATAGCACAGGCTCATAGGCTCACTTAAGTGCTTTATTTCTTAATTTCTATTTCTTTCTTACAAGTCCGACATTTTACGTAGATACCGTGGCTTTTGGCTGTATTGTCTGCAATAGCAAGTTTGCAGCCGCACACAGGGCATCTAATCCAATCTCGGACTAATATTGGTTCTTTTTTCATGATCCACCTACATAAAAGCGTCACCGATTTCAAAATCAGTCAATTCTTCCTGTTTTAACTCGATCAGTTTTTTAATTTTCTGGATTCTCTTTTTCTCTTCCGGATCTTTAACTTCGCTCAGATCAATCCCTCTGTACATAATTCTTTTCTTGATCTCATTGTCCTCTGATAATCCATCAAAAAGCATTCGAAATTTCCACCAGTGCAGATATTTAATATCAATCAGGTCGATTCCGTAATCGCGCAAAAATGCTGATAATATATAGGGATAATCGATGGAAAAAGAAAAAAGATTCTTTTGCCTCACTGTTCCGGTTTGACTGACTTCTCCGTCTGAAAAATCAGCACTCATAAAGTCGCATAATGCGTCAATTGCAGGCTGCGATATTTCGATATCGTCAAGGAAATACTCACTCAAAATCAACAGCTTATCCACAGACTTGACATCTTTATCTTTTAACATGTCCAAAAGAGAAATATACTCTCGAAAATCGGTTCTGATTCTCACAGGCTTTCCATTTACAATTACCGATGTCGGGAGTGATTCATAGAAGAGGTTCATCGGTTCTTATTCGCCCCTCTCCTAGCTTTCCTGTTTGGTGTATATTTGTTTACCATACTGTTATATCTGGACTGCTCGCTGTTCCGTAAATCAAACAGTGAATTGGCGGCCTTAACTCTCATGTCCATGCTGTTTTTCCCTAGAAACATTTTTTCGCTTGTTCCGTCTCCGAATAATCGGTCATAGAAATCATTAAAAACCTTGCATTGCGCCCTCGTAATCTCGGACACTTTTCCAACTTTCGGCACTTTTTCGGATTCCTCAACCATTTTTTCGTAGCAGCCCTCAAATTTTTCCATAAAATCTGCGTCTGTAAAATCGATGTCTGTTTCAAAATTATTAAATTTCCACTGGCTCATTGGCTCACTCTCCTATTCTTTCCTGTGTTTTTTGCCACCTTAAAATCGGCGGCAGCTACTCCCCCATGTAATCACCCTTAGTGTAAGTGACTGTCTTAGATGTAATATCAGTCTCTGTAACATATCCTTCCTCGATGTCGGATACAGCTTTCAGTGATCCGCTGTAAACCAATGCGTCCGTTCCATCTCCGTCGGAATCTGGGATAACTGCGCAAGTTCTCTTTGTCGCAAAGCACTTATCGCCTTTCGTATTTTTCTTGTAAAAATCCACTGTGACAACTTCCACGTGCGCATCATCGGCTACTTTCTCTCCGTCATGGATTGCGGCAATGCGCTCATGTACCGGATTACCTGCGTACATATCGAATGAGTATTCTGTAGCCGGAGCATATCCAACTACATCTGATCTCTCCGTGCTTTCATCCACGTACTGTCTGGAATACTCTTTCGGGTTTTTCCCGTTTGTCATTGCGGTAAAATTGGTCATTCTTTCAAATTTCGGAGAGCTACCCGTTGCATCCGTGTTCATGAATGCCACACGCAAATGTCTGCCGACTAATTTTGGTGCTATTACTGCCATACTTATACCTCCTGTGCATAGATTAAGCGGCACTCAATACGATACTTAGCTTTTTCCTCGTTGATATCGTACAAGTAACCACTGTTTAAAGTTTCAATTGATATTGGGCTTTTCTTTTCTTCGAGTTCCGGAAGATTATCATTAAAACTCTGCTGTTCCAACCACTCTTCAAAGCTCTGGAAAAATCCGCTATTTTCAATGTTAATTCGTGCGTCTTGGTCATACTCTTCTTGGCTTGTAAATGCGAATTGGAACTGTTTCTTTGTTCCACCATCCATGTATCTCTGGATAATCGGATCGCATGGAAGAGGATCGATGGAATACCCCATATCTGTTCCAATATAGTCCACGTTTACACGTCCGTCACTTAAAAACGGGCATGTGAGGATGTATGATCTGACGCTGTCAATGAGATTTGACATACTTAGCCGCTCCTTTCAGAATAGAGTCCTTGTGCCGGTTCTTCATGCGCTCAAACCATCGTGATTTTTCCTTATGCTCGTAATACTGTCTACGGGCATAAGGTGCAATCTGATTGATTTCTCCACTTCCAATCACTGTTCCAAGTGTGGGTGATTTAATCAAAACACCGGATCTCTTTGGCGTCTCTGGCGCCATCCGTCTAATACACTCGGAATCTACAAAAGACTGTGCATTTGCGAAACCGGATTCCGTACTTGGCTTAAAGCTTGGATTCCATTCGATTTTTGCTGATACTTTTCCACCGCCGGATGCTTGGGTATATATAGATCCTCTCGGAGTCTGGATTTTGAATTTCTTTTTTCCTTTTGCCATTACACTCCCACTACCTTAATATGCGGATTGCCGCCAAAAGTATTGTAGTTTGCGGATGTAATTCTAGTCTTGTCCAGTCCGTCCAAGTCCTTAATCGTCTGCATGTCAACCTTACAATCGCCTTTTACAAGGTAATCGTCTTTCTTGATTCCCACGCTCGTATCCGGGATTCTGACCGTGTAGGTGTCTGCTTGTTTTAATCCATCTGTCGTGATCTGCGACTTTTCGTTTTTGTACCACCATACCTCTGGGATGTAGGTTCGTTCCCACTCATCCAGTCTGGTTTCTGAGTTATATTTCCTACTGTAAAGCGTGGCATCTGTGTTGGTTATCATAATTTTACCCCCATATACAAGAGTCTGGTCGGCTCAAGATAAAGCAACAATGTATCAAATATATTCCTTTTAAGCAGATCGTCTGTTGTTTCTCCATTTCCTCCGCTTTCGTAGCTGACGGAGTATCCATCCGTGTTTTCAGATGTGACCACACGTCCAGAATGCTTGCTTCTGACCTTTTCATCATTGGCAATCAAATCGCAGACAGCGCAGGCGGCAAGCCTTACTTCTTCCATCTCTATGTTGTCATCAGCGCGCCCGAAGGTAATCCTCCGGACGTAGGCTGATGATTTCATAATGAATTTTCCAAACTCTTCTTTTGACAGACTCCCTTTGTATGTAGTGGTGTAATATTCATAATCTGCATACAGAATCATTCAATCACTCCTTACACTACTGTGTGTACATAGATACCATCTTTCTTGTTATCGTAGCATTCTGCGATACCAACAGTACGGTATCCAAATTTCCAAGCGTCTGCATCCTGGTTCTGGTCAGGTGTGATGATTTTGGAGACTGTGTGTTTCTGGTACTGGATTGCTGCCTGTTTGTCCACGATCATGAAGTTAACTGCCTTACCACTGTCGTTCTTAGAATATCCGCCGGCACCAGAAGTAGCCAGATCGATTTTGGAGTAAAATCTTCCCTCTGGAACTTTCTTGATTCCCGCAAATCCCTCAATAGCTTTCTTAGATGCTGTTGTATCCAGATCCTCAATCATGCCATAGATTGTCGGATTGATAAACAGATAGCAGGTCGCAAGGTTCGCTTCTGCGTTCTCAATTTTGCTTCTTGCTGTTCTGAGTGCCGCAAGAGCCGCCTTACCATCATTGAGAGCCGCAGCTACAGTTGTCACTCCATCAATAGACGCATAGCCTGCCAGGCGGTACGCATCAAGCTCCGGTACCACTTTGGTACGCAGAAATTCTCCGGACAATCTGCCAAATGCTACGCCTGCAGATTCGATATTGTCCATAGCATCGATTGTAAACATTCGACCACGATCATAGCTGCATTTCTTGGTTTCGTATTCCAGTGTCACATCACCTGCAACATAACCAGTCTGTTTGTTGTAGTTCGCAAGTCCCTGCATGGACATTTTCGGAATCAGAATCTCATTCGCATTCGCTCCCTCTCTCACAAGCTCATTCGGACCATCCAAAACCGCTGTCAAAGACGCCAGTTTGTAAACTTCGTCCAACATCGTAGAGTATGCTTTTCTTAATGCAATTGTGTTTGGCATATCTTATTACCTCATTCTTTCAAAATTATTTTTCTGCCGGAAGCCCCATAGCTGCTCTGATCGCCGAGAAATTATCTCCACCTGTGCCAGAGCCGCCAGTTGCTCCTACTGGGTTCTTAAAAGGCTCATCAGAGCCAAATAAATAAGCATCAGACTCCTTTACGGTTTCCAATGCTTTCTTGATGTCCTCAGACTGGTTTTTCGATCCTTTCAAAGCGTCAATATCAAGCATAGCCATGACCGCTTTTTCATTGCGTCCCCCGGCTGTCTTGATTGCTTCTTTGATCGTGTCGGAAAAGATGCGATCTGCTTCTTTGGCGGCATACTCAGCATCCTTGTCTTTCAGCTGTTGATTCAGCTTATCAATTTCTCCCTGCATAGCTGTTGGGTCAACATCTTTAAACTTTTCCAAAGATTCCGTTGTGGTCTCAAGCTGACTCTTATAATTGTCACGCTCCCCCTCTGCTTTGGTAGTCTTTGCCTTTTCAGCGGCAATGTCTTTCCCGTTCTCTGCCATGATTTTATCAATGACATCCTGCTCCAATCCAAGTCCTTTTAAAAATTCTGTTTTCATGTTTCCATTCTCCTTTCGCATTAGGTTGTTTAAGGTGTGTAACCATCCACCACGAATTGACTGTTTAAGGTCTCATCTACTGACCAAAAAGGCATAAAAATAACACATATCTCTATGTGCTAATGTCTTACCTATTCAATTTTTCCGCACTTTACACAACGCCTAACATATTCCTTTGTAGCCTTGTTGTAGTGCTTGCAATACTTGTGTTTGCAGAATCTCTGCTTTAACCATTTGAACATATCTACTCCTAAACCTAAAGTAACGCCTGTACCTGTTCTTTTAAGCTCTCCGGTACATCATCAATTGTCAAGTGTCCGCCTTTGATTCTGTTTGCCAAAAACTGTGCCATCATTTCACCTCCGCTTCCATTGTTGCTAAAATCAGCTCCTGAACCGCCTGATCTGTGACTTCCTGCGCCGCCTGCGTTGCTTTCAAGTCTTTCTGCAATTTCCCGTAGGCGCTCATACCGTCATCCACTGCTTCATATTCTTTGATTACGTTTTCTTCTGTCTCCGTATAGCCAACAAAGACAAGGTTGCTAAATCCCTCTGGTTTCTCTTCCTTGAGTGGCTTGTAGCCCTCCTTTTTGATGGAGCTGATTCTCACAGTTCCGTTTTCCATTATTTTTGCATAGTTCATGTTTAAATCTCCTTTCGGTATGTTACTTTAATATCGGGGTCAAGCTCCCCTCCGTCAACCGTGATGACTGTGGTAGGGTAGTAGGCTTTTAATGCTCGGATAGCGTTTTGTTCGGATTGTGGTAGGGGGACGAATTCTTCGGAATCGTCCTTATACAGAACGTGCAATGGATTATCTGCCAAATACTGTTTATATGCATCCAGTGTAAGTTCCACCTCTTCTGGGAGAGTTATACATAGGATCCCTAAAATATTTATAGTAATACCTGTATCTTTTTTGTATCCTCCCATTAAATAGTCATATCCTAACAGTTCGATGCAGAACGGTACAACTATTGGGAAAGTAATGTCTGTCCTATAGAATATTTTAGACGCAGGTTGAATTGACCACTTTCCAGTTTTTCCGTCAATCGTTTCATTTGCAGAATTATACAACCACCCAATCTGTCCGCCCTGTTCGACCAGTCTGTCCCATTTTGTAATAGGGCGGTCGGATGTGAGGGTGAGGGATTGCGGTTTCTTGTACGGCTCGTAATCCATTACTGTGTTCCCCGGACATGCTACTATCTTTGTATAGTCTACTTGTGTCTTAACTGCTGAGAACCTAAAGTATCTACATTTTTCGGGCGTAACAAAAGTGGTATTTCCGACAATTTCGAATCCTATCTTATTTTTATTGCAGTCATAGAATGCAACTACTGTACTTCCAGTGCGACTTCTGCTGTACTGCGAATTAGGAAAACATGGTATAAAATCAGTTAAGACACCGTTAGTTGTACTAACAATATTCCCACTGCCTTCAAATATTTTTCCTTCTTCACAGGTGGAAAAATCAAATAGGTTTCTGCCACTTATAGAAATCTCAACTTCATACTTCTGCTTCTCATCATTCCACTTTCCGACACTCTTGATTTCCTGCGGATATTCTGGGCTTGGGGATGGTTTACCGCCTGTATAGGGTTCGTAGGAATCCAACTCAGTCTCCTCCCTAATCATCGGTAGAATTTCTAGCGGGTTTTCTGTTTCTATTCTGACCTCAATAGTTTCTTCTTTATCAATTTTAAAATTAAACTTGTTAGTAGCAGTCCATCCATTCGTAATGTTGCTTTTGTCTTCGTGTAATATATACAAGTTCTTTGACGTTTTTGAGCTATATACATAGTTTCCAATCTGCAATTTGAGATTTGTCTTGCTTTTTCCCTCTGCATAGATCGAAAATTTGTCCGGAAGCAAATTCTTCCCAGTAGTCTGCACCTGATCCGTCTTCCCACCAAGCTCCAACCTCTCAAGCGGTGCATCCAAGCTGTTCGGAAGTACCAGCATCCATGTACCCTCTAGCTCTACCCTGTCATAATTCGGTGGCTGCGGCGTAGAGACACCCAGAGGACAGATCATATCCACTCCTATGATTCCTGTTCCGTCTACCATTTTAAGCATTGTACTTCCACTCCTTTTTCTGAGGTTGCTGTGGGGATGATTTGGACGAGGTTGCTCTTCCCACCGCCGTAAGAGCCATACTGCAATCTTTGTGCTGTCTGTGCCGGAATCAGTACACTCTGCTCTTTTGTCGCATCTTTTTCAAGTGATGCATACACATCACCATCCGTAAAATTCTTAACCAGAAATTCGGATGATGCTGTCTCAAATTCAAAAATCAATGTTTCTTCCGCTGTCGGCTGTCTGATTACTTTTACTTTACTCATTTCCTAAACCTCCTAAATCGTTTTGGTACGGGTGCCACTCTGCCGCGCATAT